CCAAAGAATCGCTTAATCGAATCCTCATCAAACTGAACCAACGCGCCTTCCGCAGACCACTCAATCGACGTGGACTTCACGCGGAACTTCTCAACCTGCAACGTAGACTTAGTAGAAAGCTCACCACCAGACTTAGCAATCTTCATACCAGTCTCGCTAGACATGTGTCCAATAGGCTTCCACGCAGCCAAAGCCGCAGTTTTCTTAGCCGCAGACACAAGATCCCCAACCTTCGGCAAAGCCGTATTCGCGTCAGCAACATAAACGTCGAACACCTCACGCGACATCACCTTATCATCAACCAAAGCACCATTAACTGCCATAAACTATCACACTCCAAAAAATTCTATTTACGATGAATAACTCTCACACGCATCCATGCCTCATAACGTTCAACGAACTGAGGCAAGTCCTGATACTGAACCGGGCCGCTAGCGTCCTGCCAGTCCGACCTGCGCAAAGGCTCCATAACTGTCTTAGACCAGACGATAACCCGGCCATCCCCTATGCTGTCACCACGCAGCGCAGCATCCTTAATCGCGTTGACGCAAGCCCATGCGAGATTAGCCGCGTCAATCTGAGCATCAACACCCCGACAAAACGTGTGGATATTAAAACTGAGAATGTCCACCTGATCCGACACCGGCGACTGGCCCTCACTCACGCGCGCACTAGAAATCAACACGAACGGGAACTGAGGATTCTCCTCCACACGAGACCGCACCTCAACATAAGCCGGAAGAACCTTCCGCAAAATATCGGGAATAACATCCTCAGCTAGCAGCCTTCGGCCCGCCAAATCCTTAAACTTGTCATCCAGACACGATCACCCCCGATACTCAATCCCAGCGCGCAACGCCCCCACAGGGCGACGCGCGTTAAACCACTGGCGAACCACGCGGCCACTCTTCTTATCAACGCGATACCTGTAGCCAGCCGGATAACCATACTCGATAGCAGCAGCAGCATGACGGCCACGCTCATCAGACAAACCAAAGTAACCGTCCGTAGCGCCATACATGACCACGATCCGACTATGCCCCTCACGCTCATGCGCCTCCAAGACTCTTTCAGCGACCTGAGCGCGTTTCATAGTCTCGTCACGCACAGCAGCCTTAACGATAGGCATATGAGAAACAACCTTGTTCAACTGTTTCCTAGTTAGCAGCATTCCAGCCACAAGCGCACCTCCTTACAAGTGATCCCAATCCTCAATCTTCCCGCTAGGAAGATTCTCGCTATGCTCGGGTGCTTTAACGACCGCTTCAGGGACTCGCGCAATATCGCCACCATGAGCCGGGTGAGCAGTCATCTCCCAATGAGACGTGCGCCTAGTGCCACGCTTAAACACAGGCGGAGCGCTAATGTCCCACATGCGACCATCGAAACTGATCTGAGTCCAAGGCCCCATCGGGACATCCTGCCCGGCTTCAGTACCCGTGTAGCGTCTCATAACGTCAGCCAAAACCCGGCCATCCTCAGCCACGGGAGCCACATAAAACTTGACTTCCTCATTAGTCAACTGGCCGGGGATCTCGCCCCTAGAAGTAGCTAGAGACTGGTAGCTCATACGCACCGACAGTGCGCCGTCAACCTTATACTCACTGTTCCCCGGGATGGAAAGGTCTTGCGGGACAACAACGCGATTGCCCCGCGAGTCCTTAACAATATGCCGCGTATACAAGAACCCAGTCTGGAACGGCAACAACCCGTAAAGACTGCCGCGCCTTTTACGTCCAACAGCCATAACACATCACAACCGTTCTTCAAAGAACGCGGAAGCTATCGCCGGGGCCGGAGCCGCAGTCCCAGCAGGAACCGGGCTAACCGCAGCCTCTGGCACCGTAGGCGGATTAGGCGGCGTGTACAGGAACGTAGACACCGCAAACATGGAAGAACGACCACGCCCCGCACAACGACGCACAGTCTCCTTCTCGTCCTCAGTCAAGAAAACCGTACCAGTTCTCTCCTGCAAATCCGTATAATGCTCAGTCTCATCCCCAGCGCGACTAACCGTAACGCCGTCAATCAGGTTCATGAACCGGGCCACGCTATTGCGAACAACAGTCTTAACCACAGGCGGCACGTTCATAGGATTCCAATTTGGATTCCCCTCATGCCGCACTAGGTTAGACGCATCAACAATAGCAGCCTTAGCAACTTCCCTGTCACGACTAGACAGCGGGAAGGGAGACCGCGCCTCCAAAACTTCCAAAGTAATCAAACTTGATTCGTTAAAAGAAACCATCTAAGCCTCCCTCCCCATAACGTCAACCACTACCGTCAGGCAGTAGCAGCCTTTTCAACCAGAGCCTTAGGACGTGCCTTCAAGCCCAAGCCCTCAGCAACAGCAGCCTTGTCAGTGCCAGTTGCGAAGAACGAATCCGCAGCAGTATCACCCATGACGAGCTTAACCGCGCGAATAGCGTACTTGTCAGCAGACTGAGTCCACACGCCGTTCTTCTCGAAGTAGACGGGATCCTTAACCTGAGTCCAACCTGCCCAAGCGTCAACAACGCTTTCATCGTACAGGCGAGACGGGTTGTACTGGCGCATCCAGCGCAACGCGAAACCGTCCAACGCGGCAGTGCCAGCAGCACCCACGTCATCAGGGCGGCGGGGAGCGGCCTGAGCCATGACGAACGCGCCATCAGTCAAAGCGTAAGCTTCACCGGGCTTAATGTCCTGAGACACAACCACGTCAAAGCCCTTAATGCGGCCAATGGTGGCTTCGCGGATAGCGGAAACCGCGCCATTCTCACCAATACCAGTAGCGCGACTGAACGTCTCATCCATCTGCAACGCAGCATCGAAGTCAGTACCAACCAGAAGAATACGATTCTTCATGGGAGCACGAGTCTTGTTCAACACGTGGCGCGCCATAGCAATAGAACGCAGAATATCATTAGGATTCTTAACCCCAAGCGTAACAGCGTAGTCGCCAGCCGACAACTGAGCCGCACACTTAGCGTCAAGATAGTTAGCGATACCAGTCATCTGAGTCTGCAACAGGGACTGCCAACCGGGGCTAGTCAAGTCAAACTCGAACTGCTCATCAGTCAACTGGACACGCGAATAGACGTGAGTTCCCAGCGTGACGGGGATCTTCGTCTCTCGGTAAGTGTCGATCTCAAGCTCGGTAGCACGGTTGTTACGGAATGCGTACTCGTGTGCGGGCAGGATACCGGGAACAACAATGTTAGCAGTGTCATTCACCGAACCCTTGAAATCGTCAAAACCGATACGAGTGAAAGCCTTCGACGTGACCATCTCTCGCTCCATAAGGCGAACAGACAGGTCAGCGGCCTTCTTACTAAACTTTACAAATTCATTTTCTGTAATAGGCATAAAAATTTTCCTCCAAACCTAAAGCGGAAACAAAACAAATAAACGCCAGAGACTACCAGCGTCTACGAGACATGCTCTCCAAAATCGCGTCAACATCAACCTCATCAGCCGCATCTTCAGCCGGGGCAATCCCCCCACCCGAAGCGCGCACGCTACCAGCACCCAAGCCGCTAATCTTCGCGATAGCCGCAAGCTGAGACTTCAACTCGTCAACAGTCACGCCGGACAATGACTCAACGACTTCCATAGGCACAGAAGGGAACAAAGCCTGTGCCTCACGCTGAGCCGAACGCAACTCCTCACGAGCCTCATACTCAGCAATACGAGCCTTCATCGCTTCCAGATCCTCAGCCGAAGCAGCCTCAGCAAGTTCTTCGCGAAGCCGCTTGTTGCTTTGACGGTGGCGCGCGTTCTCTTCACGCAGCCCCTTAACAAGGTTAACGATCTCCTCTGAAGCGCCATCTAGGATACTATGCTGAGGCTCCTGGCCTTCAGCATCCTTCCCCTGATCCGCAGACTCCACAGGCGCTTCCTTAACAGCGTCGTCTGTGGGCTGTGTATCCTTAACCGCTTCTTCGGACTGTACTTGATTTTCTTCATGCATACGAGCACTCTCCTTAACAATTTCCCCACCCGGGGGCCACCGGCAGCACCGGGCCGCCTGACCAAAAAGAAAACAGAAAAGCAAACCCTACGCGAGTTTGTCTCTCCACTGCTTAGCGCGAGTCTGATAATACTGCTTGCGCCACTCCACGAGACTCATTCCCTTCACCCATTCGGACTGGAACTGTCTCCCCTGACTGAACAGGTCGCCCGTAAGCCACTCAGCCCGCGACTTAACAGGAACAACATAACACTGACAATGGGGATGTCCATTATCAGCCTCACTCAAAGTCCCACCATCTTTACCAATACCACGAGCACGCTTAGTAACAGCGGTCGCCTCATTATGGTAAACGGGGCCACGAGAAATCAACATCGCACACCACGC